TAGAGAAAAATCTGGTGGAGTAAAAGGGAATTGGAGTGATAGAGGTCAAAATGAGGCACCTAAAGCAGTTAAAGCTGGCGCTATAACTACTAAAGGTATTGCTCCAACTAGCGAAGGAAAAGAATCTGGTGGAACACCATTTCCTATTTCTAAAGGAAAAGTTAGTGGGACTGTACAAGGAATGGGTGCTGCTACTAAAGGTGGTAAGTATCATTGGTCTGGATCAACTGATACTAAATGGTAGGAGAATAGATGGCGTACGCTAAAGGAAAATATTCTTTGTCTATTTCTGATCGTAGTGGATTACAATTCCCTTATACAGAAATGGTTAAAGAATGGAATGGCGCATGGGTGCATACAAGTGAGTTTGAGCCAAAGGCTCCTCAATTAATGCCACATGAACATTCACCTGATCCACAAGCGTTAGAGCACCCAAGAGTCGCAAGAACAGAATTTCCAGTTCCTAATTTATTAGGGATTAATCCTATATCTACAGCAGGTACAACTACTATAACTGTAAATGAAATTTCTCATAAAAGATCAACTGGTGATGCAGTTCGGTTAAGAGATATTTCAGGGAGTGTAGGTGGTATAGCACCTTCAGTTTTTGATTTAAATACAACTTTAAATGGAGCACTTACATCTTCAAGTAGTAGTATAACTTTAACTGATGGATCTTCTTTTCCTTCAAGTGGATATATTGTTATTAGTGAAGATAAAACAAATTCAGCTGTGCCTAGAGAATCATTAAGTGAGACAGTTAAATATACATCTAGAGCTGGTAATGTACTTAGTGGATTGACACGCGGAAGTGCAGCTCCTTCTTATGGGACTACTCCAGGAAATACAACAGCAAGAGCTCATGATGATGGGTCTAAAGTTTATGGATCATATTCTATCACTATTGTTAATACTACATCTCCACAAAATACAACCATTAGCGATAGCTACACTTTTGTTGTAAATAGTGCAGCAACTTCTACACAAGTAGGTGGAGGCTCTATTGCTTCTGCAGGACCAGTAAATAGTAGGGCATAATGACAACATACAGCGAATTAACAACACAGATTTTAGATTATACTGAGACAAGTACAGATGTCTTAACATCAACTATTACTGATGATTTTATTGAGCATACTGAAAATGATTTATTAAGACAGTTGGATATTCCAGCTTTTAGATCATATCAATATACTCAATTCACATCATCCAATCCTTTTTTAATTGTTCCTGGAGGTACAGTTCCTACCCCAGCACAGTTTTCTGTAATAAAAAGTGTCAATGTTTTAGAGGATTTAACAGCTACAGATACCACTGGTAATCGTTCATATTTAGAAGAAAAAGATGTTACTTTTATGAATGAATATTGGCCTAACAGAAACTTGACAGGTACGCCTAAATATTATACACAATGGGATTACAACAGTATATATGTTGTTCCTACTCCAAGTTCAGGATTGTACTTTGAGCTAGCTTTAAGTAAATTAGATAAAGCATTATCAAGTACAGATACAACTTCTTGGTTAGGAGATAATGCTCCAAAAGCATTATTATACGGTTGTCTTAAGGAAGCTTTTAAATTTTTAAAAGGTCCTATGGAGATGCTGCAAACTTATACACAATCATATGCCGAAGCTGTTCAAGCTGTAGCTATGCAACAAATGGGAAGAGCGCAACGTGATGATTATATGCATGGTGCAATAAGAATACCACGACCTTCTTTCCAGCCTCAACTAGGTTCAATTAAGCCAATGGGTGGCACAACAACAGGAGGACAATAAAATGGCAATCACTCAAGCTGTAGCAAACAGTTTTAAAACAGAGGTTTTAACAGCGACGCATAACTTTACTGCGACAACTGGAAACACTTTTAAAATTGCTTTGTATACTAACTCCGCTACATTATCTAAATCAACGACTGCATACACTACTTCAGCAGAAGTAAGTGGAACTGGATATACCGCAGCTGGAAATACTTTAACAAGTGTTACACCTGCTTTAAGTACAGATACAGCAGTTTGTGATTTTGCTGATACGTCTTGGACTTCAGCAACTATTACGGCAAGAGGAGCATTAATTTATAATGATACTCAAAGTGACAAAGCTGTGGTAATATTGGATTTTGGCGGTGATAAAACATCAACTGCAGGAACATTTACTATTCAGTTCCCTGCCGCTGACGCCTCAAATGCTATATTAAGATTAGCGTAAGGAGTTTAATAAATGGCATTAGTAATTAATGACCGCGTAAAAGAGACCTCAACTACAACAGGAACAGGTGCTCTAACTTTTGCTGGAGCAGTTTCAGGTTTTGAAACTTTTTCAGCTGGTATTGGTAACTCTAATACAACATACTACGCAGTAGTAAATACAGATACACCCACAGAATGGGAAGTAGGATTAGGAACTTTAGCCGGAGATAGCTCAACTATTACACGTACAACTGTTATTTCGTCCTCAAACAGTGATAGTGCGGTTAGTTTTGGAGCAGGAACTAAAGAGATTTTCTGTACATTACCTGCAAGTAAAGCAGTTATTAAAGATGCTAGTGGAGATGTTAGCTTTGGTGATAATGATATTACTAATGTTGGAGATATAGCTGTAGACACAATTTCTAATGATGGAACAGATATTACACTAGACTCTAGTGGAGATATTGATTTGGATGCAGGAGGTGGAAATGTAAAAATTTCTGTTGGTGGCACTCAAATACTTGATATTGCAAGCAGTTCGTCTGATGTAGTATTTCAACCAAAAGTTGATGCAAAAGACATTAAGTTTAATCAATACGACGGAAATTTACTTTTAGATATTAATGATGGTGGTTGGGTTGGATTACACAATGCAGCTGCTGGTCCAGGAGAATTAAGATTTTATGAAGATACAGATTTAGGATCACATTATACAGGGTTTAAAGCTGGGAATGCTACTGCTTCTCTTTCTTATGTTTTACCATTGGCTGATGCTACGGCAACTGGTCAAGCTTTAACATCAGATGGAAGTGGAACATTAAGCTGGGCTACTGCAGGAACTGCATGGCAATCAATTAAAACAGGAGATTATACAGCTACTGCTGGACAAGGTGTATTTACTAATACGTCTGGTGGCACTATTACAGTGACATTACCTGGCTCACCTTCTTTAGGAGATGAGGTTAGTATAATAGATCTGGGAAGTGCAGGAACTAATAATGTCACAGTTGGACGTAATTCATTAAAAATTATGGGCGCGGCGTCTGATTTGACGATTTCTACTGACAATGCGGCTATAAAACTGGTATATACAGATTCAACTTATGGATGGAGGTTAGCAAATAACGACTAATGGCAGATTTACAAACATTTTTACATAGAAACGAAGTAGGACAAATTAAGCCGTGGGGTAAGTCTACTGCTCCCACTGGTTATGTACTATGCAATGGTGCAGCTATTTCAAGAACCGATTATGCAGACTTATATGGTGTTATTGGTACAACTTATGGTACCGGAGATGGATCATCTACTTTTAATGTTCCAAATCTTGCTGGAAAAATGCCACAAGGATATGATGGTAATACTTACAATATGGCCGGTAGTGGCGGTGCAAATACTGTTACAGTATCTGTTACAAACAACCAAGCAGTAAGTACAATAACAAGTACAGCGACAAGTACACAGTCAGTTACAGTGACTGGTAATATTGCTAATACTTCTTTAACAGAGGCTCAAATAGCTTCTCATAATCATAATGCAGCATCTGGTAATAGAAACGATGGTACTCCACCTAATAATGGAGGACCTACTTTACCTGGTCAAGGTTATCCACCAGCTAATGAAACAGGTAACGCTTTTGGTCCAGCATTAAGAAATGCGGGGTCAGGAACAGCGCACAATCACTCTCATAACTTAACTGGTACTTTAACTGGTAATGTATCAGTAACTAACTCAGGTGGATCTTTAACAGGTACTGTTACAGCAGCAGGAACAAATTCTTTTTCTCCTTTCGTGGTGGTTAATTATATTATTAAGTACTAATGGCAACTCAGATTGTAATAAGTAATAATTTTTCTGTTCTTTTAGATGATATCTTTCATATTGAGTGGGTAGATAAAGGAAAGAATTGGGATGATAATTGGTTACCTAATACTATTCACTATGTTGTATATAATAATTTAGTGGGAGATAATGAAATTCAAATGATTGATCCTGCAACAGAAAGAATGACAGGTAATACTCCTCTGTTATCTATTACAGATACAGTTGGAACTACAACTATATCAGATTTGTTGACGTGGGGAGAAACTAGGAGAACACAAATAAACTCTGCTCAGATGGATTATGATAATTCCTTTGAGAATGCAAGGACAAGATGGGTTGATGATGGTAATGAGGAAGTTGATTTTCAACACACAAATCCCGACACTTTCAGTTATTTTGATTGGTCAAAATCATGGCGTGATTATGATGAGCACTACTCATAAAAAATTAATAAAGTATACCTAGGACTAGAAGCACCAAAAGATTGAAGATTGGTGTGCCATATTTCATTTCCTTTAAAAAAAATAGCTCTATTCTCAACAAAAGATATGTGAGCAGTTAACTCGTTATTGTTATAAAATCCTGTTCCATTATTTATTAATAAATCCCCCTTTAAATAAAAAATAAGATTATATTTAGTTTTATCATCATCTAAATGAGGAAGAGGTTTTTCATGATTATGTCTTAAATGTAAACTAATCCTATTTTGATGAATTTTTAATTTCTTTGTTAAAGGAAAATTTTTTTCAATAGTTGAAATAAACTCTTTAAATAAAGAATCAGTAGATTTAAAATCTACCCTAAATCCTATGTTTTCTTGTCTACCATTAAAAGATGGATGTAATGGGTGCTGTAAAATAATTTCTTTAAGATTTTTAAAATATGAAGGATATAAAAAATTATCTTTAAAACAAATCACTGTGTAACTTTAAACATCACTACCATCTAAATCAGCATACGGACCATTAGCATTAACGTAGTGTATAAATAATTGATGATGCCAACATCCATCTGGTTGATCAAAAGGTAGTCTCCAATGTTCTACTTCATGTCCTTTATATATAACCCCATCACATTCATTTATAACTATTGGTTCTCCATCCATAAAAAGTGGCCATTCATAATTTTTATCCTTGTAAGATTTATTTAATGAAATGGAAACACTGATTTCACAAGCTTCTCTATCAGTATGAGGTTTTAATTCAGACCCGGTTATATAAATCCTATTATATGTATACATAGGTTTTAAAGTTAGGCCCGTCTCTTTTTCTATTCTCTCCTGTAAAAAGATCAGCATGTGATAATAATAGTTTTTATCTGCCCTTGGTCCCTCATACTGAGCGTATGCATTTTTTGGTACTTGAGGATCATTGGGTTTATACTCTTTTAAATTTTGTAGAGACCAGGATGTTAAAAAATTACTTAGATCTTTTGAAAATAGGTTTTTTGCGTATTTATATTTTTCTTGCATTAATGAATCCAAGTTATAATTGAGTGTCTTTCTCCTTTAGTAACAGGCAACACAGCATGAGGAAAACAAAAATTACTAGGAAAAACCACAGCACTTCCTGCTTTATTAGGTACAATATATTCATCTTCTTCATCAAAAAAAGAAAAATTACCTCCAATATAATTATCATTTAATAGAAATGAACAGCTCAATAATCTAGGGAATAAATCAAAATGATCTGTGTGTTTTTTATATTCTCCATTTTCGCTAGATTTATATAATAGATGTATATACCCTGTATCTTCAGCAGTAAGACCTAATTCAAAATATTTAAAATCATTCTTATAGGAATCTAATATCTTAGCAACAGCAGTAAAAACTTCCTTATCAAATTCTTTATTTAACGATTTAGACCAACAGTTTCTAATTTTTACATTCATTTCATTATCACCTACTCCTGCACGATTAAATTCGTCTTTGGCAGTCGTCTCAATGATTTTATTACAAACGTCTAAACTTAAAACATCCGGGTAAACTTTTATATAATTATTTAATTTCATTTGTAGCTCTTCTTTTTCCAAAATAATCTTTTATATTTATCAACCCATCCCGTTCTAATCATATTATGTGTTTTAGAATGAAGTTTTTCTAAATAAAATCCAGACCACATTTTCCACGGTTCTCTTTTAAAGGGAATGACCTGGATCATTGGATCACCTTTTTTTAAAATAAATTGTTTCGTTTTATCTAAAACTATAAAAGGAAAATTAATATTATTAATATAAGAATCCGTATCTACTACTCCGGATAAAAATTTAATTTTATTATTTAATAGATGATTTAAAGGATTAATAAATAAACAGCTATAACCTGGTGGTGTTTTAATTAGCCATTTATTTATAATTTTACCAGCTGCCGAACCTACTGTAGAGTGCCATTCAGGAGGGACTTGAAAGTTTGAGTGATATTCCATATGTTCTTTATCAGCAGGAGTTATAGAAAAATCATCTCCAATAGGATCTACCATATAATCTTGATCAAAATAAAGCATGTATCCAAAAGTCATAGCGTCTAGAAATGGTACACATGTTTTAACAGTGCCTTTATGTAAATCATCACTTATAAATCGTTTTAGTTTTTTATATTCTGTGGGAATTGAGTGCATGGCTGGAGTAGGCTTAGGCCATATTCCTTCCATCTCTTTATTAATAATAACAAACTCTATTTTTTTATCAAACATTCTCCTCCTTTATTTTAAATAAATAATTAATTTTTGAGTTATTCATAGTATTTTCTACCATTTCTTTTGTATTTGCTAAAGGCATCCCGGCTAAATTAAATGATGTATTCAACAACATGGGAACTCCTGTTTCTTTATAAAACATTTTCAATATAATATACATATTTTTATTTTGTTTTTCAGTTAAAGTTTGAATTCTGCATGTATTGTCTATGTGCAAAACTGCTGGAATTCTCTCTATTTTATCTTTTTTACATGGGACAGCCATAGTCATAAAAGGTAGTTCTTTAATATGTAACATTTCAAACCATTCGTGAGCATGTTCTAATAATACAGTTGCACCGAAAGGTCTAAAAAATTCTCTTTTTTTAACCGTATTGACAATATCTTTTCCCTTTTTATTTCTAGGATCAAATAAGATAGATCTATTACACAAGGCTCTAGGTCCAGCTTCACATCGTCCGTGATATATAGCTACAATTTTTTGGTCTAATATTTTTTCTACAATTTTTTTATGCATTATCTTCCTTTAAATAATTACTGCCAAATAACATTGTATAATTTACTCTTTTATTTTCTTTACCTTCTTTCATATGAACATCATCCGTCTTGTGAAAATAAGCTCCATCAAAAAATATTGCTCTGTTAAATTTATATTTTATTATACTTAATTCACCTTTATTTTTTTCTATAAAATCATCAATACAATTATCTTGATTATTGTTCCATTCTTTTCTAGTCCATGAAGAAGGGGGCTTTAGTTTACAAATTTGTAAACCATTTTTAGTAAAATCTTCAATGGAGTTATCTTCAGATAACCAAATATTTAAATTTATAGTTGATGGATCAGAATGCCAATTTACCCCTTTACCTTTATTATCAAAAATAAAAGACCAACTTCTTTGAAATGAACTTAAGTATTTTATTTTTTTTACAATTTCTTCAGCTAAGTTTTTTGTTGGTTCATCTAAGACATTATAATTTATAGCTTGGTAATTAGAATAATAATCGTCAAAATATGTGGAAGAAATCATTCTATCACGTAAAAATAATGCATCATTTTTATTTAAAAAATCATCCACTATTACTATTTCCTGTTTTTCTAAGGATTTAGAAATGTTATCAAAATTATTATTATTAAGCATCTGTTCCTAAATATAATGAATCTAATATTCTAATTGTTTTATCTTGGGTTAAATTGTGCCAAAAATATTTGGCAGCTCCAAGAGATGTTCCACCATCATTACTTAATGGATCAAAATAAAAATTAACGTTAGGAAAAGCTTTTATGTATTCATAATTATTAACACAATTTAGAGCATACCCACCCGACATAATAAAATTGTTTAGTTTATGCTCTTTTAAAATATCATTTATTCTATCTAAAGTTCTTTCCTTAGATTGATTTTGAATTTTATAAGCCATATCTGCTTTATATTGAAATGGCTTATTTCTCAATTCTTCATAATTTTTTGCTTTCCAACCTTTGTAATAAAAATTATTAGAAACCCATTTATTATTTATCTTAATAAAAAAATCTTCTACATCTTTATTATCTTTTCCATAGGCTGCTAGTCCCATTATTTTACCAGCATCATGCCATTGATATCCTAACATTTCACAAACAATTTGAAAAGCTAGGCCCATGGAATAATCAGTGTTTGTATGATCATAGGTTCTATATAATTTTTCAATTAAATTAAATTGATCAGGATAACTAGCCACGTATACGGATTCTATTTCTTGTTGCTTAAAATCCCCTACTATATTTCCCCCTCCATCTGAAACAAAAACAATAGATTCTTTAAATCCAGACCCATAAAATGAACAAGCTGCGTGCATTAAATGATGATCTGTTAAAGTTATTTTTTCTTTAATTTTTATACCATTTTTATAAGGAATGTCATTTTCAAAAAGTTCAATAAACGGATTAAGTTTAGGAAGATTTAAGTGAGTAATAATATAATAATCTATTTCTCCTTTAATATATTTTCTCAATTCCTTAAAGACATACATAGGGAAAGGGTCTTTTTTATTATAAGTTGTTTTCTCCTCTTCCATATGAAAAGAAATATTACCATTTTCTAAGAGACAGACACTACTGTCATGACCAACGCTAGCTGCTAGTATCTTCATTTATTACAAAATTAAAAGACATAGATCGTCTAATTCCTCCTGGTGGTTTAGTTTTGAAAGGCATTACACAATGCTGGTGTTTAGCTTCAAATATATAAAAATCTCCTAGTTTTGGTTCCATCCAGGTAGTTCCTAAAGCATTGCTAGATATAAAACCAATATTACCATCTTTAAATTTATGTGGATCTTTAGTATCATTTACAAATTCTGGAACTTTAAGATATAAAACTGTAGACCAGCCACTTAAATCATGGTGGGTGTGGGGTGGATTATATTCTCCTTCTTTCATATCATTTATCCAACAGCTTAATATATTTAAATGATGAGGACCTTTTGGTAGTAAATAAAAAGATTCTGATGAATTAATATAATCATTGATGCACTTAGTTATGGTAGAAAAGGATTTTGTTGATTCTAAAATCTGTGTAAATTGTAATTCTGAGTCTAGTCTACCGGCTAGACGAGATCCATAAGACTCTAATTTACTTTTAGCTTGCTCATATTTTTTATTAAGATCTTTTATTTCGTTTAATGGAATTTTATACTTTTTTAATATTCTTCCAAACACATGTGTCGTTGATTTCATAGGTATCTAAAATTAAATGCTAAAGATATTCTTTCTTCTTTCGAGTCTATTACTCTATGATAGAGATCACTATCAAAAATTATTACATCTCCTTGATTAGGATTTAGTTTACTTCTTATATTTTCAGAAAAATGTGCAAATTCTAATGAAGAATTTTTTTCTGTGATATAAAAGCAACCTGATCCTTGGTTAAATTCACTCTTAATATCATCATGTTTGTGAAATTCTTGATATCCATTTTGACCTAAAATATTAATCCATGAAGATGTTATCATAAAAGGTTTAGAAATTATCTCTTTTATTTTTCTTTCTATCTCGTCTTTAATATATTTAAATTCATCTACATCATAAAGTATATTAACATACTTATTTCTTGACGTATGGATATTACAATCCCAACTTCTTTCTGTAAATTTTTCCTTGTTATCTTCTATAAATGATTTAATTGTTTGAATTAAATGTAGATTAGATATATTACCTTGGAATATACTTTTCTTTATTATAGTGATTTCTTTCATTTTCTTATATTCTAGCATAATCTCCAAAAAAACCTTTGATTTATATCAATTTTTTCTATTATTATGAATTCTTGAATTATATACTAAATGTGCTACAATGTCAATTTTAGGATTAATTAATGGCTTTTAAAGTAACGTCTTCATTTGGTTTTGCATCTTCAGCATGGGCAGAATATTCTTTTTCTGGCGCCTCTTTAGGTACGTATGTTTCACCAACTGGTTCTGCAGCGACATTTAGCACTACTACACCTACTATTTTACTTACCCAAACGGTGACACCTACGGGTCAAGCAGCGACATTTAGCGCTGGAAGCGTAACGCCTTACCCAGGAACCTCTACTACAGATTCTTCATTTGCTGAGAATGCTTTTGCATCAATGCCTTTCGCTGGATCTAATTTCCAGACTTATACAATTCCAAGTGGAAGCACTGCTACATTCTCTATAGGAACCTTGACTGTCACAGGTACTGGTGTTATAACTCCAACTGGATCTGCGGGTACATTTAGTATAGGTAGTACTACAATTGCCTCTACTTATACACCAACTGGTGAAGAAGCAGAATTTAGTGTTGGAAGCCCAACAGTTACTGGAACTGCTACGTTCACTGTAAGTGGATCTGCTGGTACATTTAGTATTGGATCTGTTGTTATAGAGTCAGCATATGATGCGACTGGTTCTGCAGCAACATTCAGTATTGGAAATACTACTGTTACTGGTACTGCTGTAGTAAACTTAACTGGTAGCACTGCAACATTTAGTATAGGTAGTTTATCATTTAGTATTTGGAATACAGTAGATGATAGTGCTTCAAATACTTGGTCAACAGTGAAAAAGGCTTAGGAGGATAAATGGCTGATTCGACAATATTAAACTTAGATCTCATGACCACAGGTTCCAGTTCTGGAACATGGGGTACTATAACAAATGAAAATTTACAAAAATTAGAACAATCTGTTAAAGGATATACGTCTGTTGCAATTTCTAGTACTTCTCAGGCTTTAAGTGTAGCTAGTGGTGGAACTGGAGATGAGCAAAGTAGAGCTGCGATTAAACTTACAGGGACTCTTTCAGGTGATACAATACTTACATGCGAGGCCAATGCTTATTGGTATATAATTGATGATGCAACTACTCACTCAGGAAATTCTTTAACGTTTAAACCTTCAGGTGGAACTGGAGTTGCCTTGGTTCAAGGTGCTAAACATATTCTTTATACTGATGGATCAACTATGTTTGATGTACTTGCTGATGCAGGTAATGTTTTAGCTAATGGAACTTTAACAGTGTCTGGTGATACTGTTTTAAATGGTGGAACTTTAACTTATAATAGTTCTGGCGCTGATAAAGATGCACAGTTCTATGGGGATAGTGATAATAATCTTCTTTATCTAGATGCTGGAAATGACCGCATGGGTATAGGAGTTTCATCACCTGCAGCAAAGCTAGAGGTAGATCAAAATAATGCTTCTGGAGCGATACCAGTATTGGATTTAGACCAAGCAGATACTGATCAACCTTTTATTAATTTTGTAGGAACATCTGCCTCAGACGATTCATCTAGCATTTCTTCTTCGACAGCAACAGCTTCTGCAAAATTTGGTGCCGTTATGGTTAAAATTAATGGCGTTGAAAAATGGATACGTGTTTACGACGATCCTACGTAGGAGGTTAAATGCCTTTAATTAAATTACCTTTTATACCAGGTATTGATAAACAAGATACAGAATATGGTGCTGAAGGAAAATGGTTTGACTGTGATAATGTTCGTTTTAGATATGGTCTTCCTGAAAAAATAGGTGGATGGGCTAAAGTAACGAGTGATGCACTTGTTGGGGCAACACGTGGAATGCGTTCATGGTTTTCATTAGACGGAGATCCTTACACAGTTCTTGGCACAAATAAAAAACTTTATGTTTATGCCGACAATGCCTGGTCTGATATTACACCTAATAGATCAACAGGTGATTCAATAACTCAATTTGTTACCACAGCTAATTCTACAACAGTCAGTGTTACAGACGCTGGACACGGAGCCGTTGAAGGTGATTTTGTAACTATCTCATCAGCTACTCCTCCAGGTAGTAGTTCATTATCCGCAGCTAATTTACAAGGTGAATTTGAAATTCAAACTGTTACATCTACTTCCGTATATACTATTATAGCTGGGGGAACTGAGGGTGGAACAGGCAGAACTGGTGGATCAGCTACGGCTGCTTATGAAATAAATACTAAACCTGCAACATCTATTCAAGGATATGGATGGGGTGCGGGTACATGGGGATTATCTACATGGGGTACATCTAGATCTGGTTTAGCAGCACCTAACAGTGTTCAATTAGATTCAGGTAAATGGTCTATTGATAACTGGGGTGAAGATGCTTTATGTCAATTTTTAAATGGGTCCCTTTACTTTTGGGACAATTCTGCTAGCACAAGTACTGTAGCAGCTATTGTAAGCAACGCACCAACAACAAGTAGATTTGTTCTTGTATCTGGTACTGATCGACATGTAATTTGTTTTGGAACAGAGACAACTATTGCTGATGCAACCACTCAGGATGATATGTTTATTAGGTGGTCAACTCAAGATGATCATACAGAATGGACTCCTACAGCGACTAATACGGCTGGTACACAAAGACTTACTGATGGTAGTAGATTAACCTCTGCAGTTCGTTCGCGTGGTGCTGTTTTAATTTGGTCTGATACTGCTTTGTATCAAATGCAATTGATTGGAGCTCCATTTACTTTTGGATTTTCTCAATTAGGTTCAGCCTGTGGCTGCACTGGTCTACATGCAGTAGTAGAAACGAATGGAGTTTCTTATTGGATGGGCACTGATTCTTTCTTTATATTTGATGGTACTGTTCAGAAAATTCCTTGTAGTGTAGAAGATTATGTATTTACTGATATTGATCAAGCTTCACAAAAAGATTCTTTTGCTTCTTTAAATAGTGAGTTTAATGAAATAACGTGGTTTTATCCTTCTAATGGTTCAAACGTAATTGATCGTTGTGTTACTTATAATTATTTAGAAAGGGTTTGGAGTATTGGAACTTTATCACGTACATCATGGGTAGATAAAGGAGTATACCTTTATCCTTATGCAACATCTTATAGTGCTACAGATACCACATCTACAATTAGTACGATTAATGGGTTGACAGCTGGCAGAACATTTATGTATTCACAAGAAAATGGAAATAATGATGACGGGTCAGCTATGACGGCTTATATTAAATCGGGTGATTTTGTTATACCTCAAGCCGGAGAAAAATTAATGTCCGTTAGAAGATTTATTCCTGACTTTAAAAATCAGGTTGGTAATCTCGCTGTTCAATTTGATTTTAAAGCATACCCTGCTAGTACTGCAGTTATAAAAGGACCCTATACCGTAAGCACAAGCACAACCAAAATAGATACACGTGCACGTGGTAGGCAAGCTTCACTTAAAATAACAAGTTCTGCTATTGATACTAAATGGAGGTATGGTACCTTCCGTGCGGACATACAGCCTGATGGTATGAGATAATGGCACAGATAATAATTCCACGTTTACCACAAGCACCAAAAGATTATAGTGAGTCACAAATAAACCAACTCATTACAACGATTGATCAATTAATTAGGCTTCTGAATTCTTCCTACACCCCTGAACAATTAAGGAACGATGATGAAGCAGTAACGTGGTTCATAGGATAATATGGCTAATCAATATAAAAATGCAAAACTAGATTTAACGGACACAGATAATGAAACATTATATACTGTTCCAGCAGCTACGACATCTATAGTTAAATCTATTCTAGTTTCTGAGGATGCTGGTGCTACACCTACAATTACGGTGACTCTAGTTAATTCAGCTGCAGCTGTTTTTAGCCTTTATAAGACTAAAGCACTTACGGCTAATGGAACCCTTGAATTATTAAGCTCACCATTGGTTATGGAGGAATCTGAAATATTAAAGGTACAGGCATCTGCGGGGAATCAGCTCCATGTAGTAATGTCTTTCCTTGAAATAAGTTAATACTTGATATATTGTTAAAAAATGCCTATAAACGAAGACGAAGTAATTGAATACGCAATAGTTAATGGCGAAAAGGTTCCTAAAATAGTGGTTCCTGCTCAAGTTACTATTCGCAATAAAGATACTGGGACAGAGTATAATTCTGATGCAGAAGCTCAAGCCGACGTGGATGATCCCAACACGCCTACGACAAGTGCACATATAGAAAGACATGTAACTATTCAAGTTGCACGTATAAAAGATATGTTGGCGGAAACAAAGGATTAACATGGTAGACATAGATCAAAGACAAAGAAATTGGGACACTCCTTTTCCTTTTGCTCCTTCAGTTCCCTCTAATACTATGCAGTCTGATTTAATGAATTATGGGAAAGCATCGTGGGATGCTCAGAAATGGAATCGTCCTTCTTTTCAAGAACCAGGAAACACAGATCGAGGCCCGTGGCTTCACAGTGATGTAGATATGATTAATCCTAATGTTGCTGAAGAACAATATGGTTTAAATGCTTACCCAGGTGCCGCAAGCAATTGGGCAAAAATATATAATCAAGGTTGGAATGATTTTAGATTTGATTCTCCAAAAGATATAAGAGATACACTGAATTGGGCAAGAACAAGAGATCTTCTTTATTCAACAAAACCTATAGGTGAAGAATACGGTATGTATGATACACTAGGTTTAGCTGGTGAAGATGATTATACTATAATGGATGACCTAGCTAGACAAAGTGAAGTGGCTTCAGGAGATTTTATAGATCAAGCATTTAGATCTAAAGAAGAAGATGTCTATGATAACATCTACACTGACATTGGTAATGCTGCGAATATGCTACAATATGGAAGGCAAAATCCTTTCTTAATAGAAGATGAAGGTGGATGGACAGCTCGTGACCCAATGGAGATATCTTACGGTTACGAACAAAATCTAGGAGATCAATATAGATATTCTTCAGACAGACAACCAGAAATTAATAATCCTTTTATACCTTCAGACAGACAACCAGGAATTAATAATCCTTTTATGCCTTCAGACAGACAACCAGGAATAGATGAATTTAATAATCCTTTAAAAGATTTACCTTCAGATAGACAACCTGGAATAGATGAATTTAATGATAAATTAAGAATGGGTCTTACATACCCAGAAGGTATAGGACTTGATCGTGCACCAGAAGAAATTCTATCCGTACCTCCACAATCCGATAGAGATGATCCTAATATGTTAGAGAAAATATTACCATTTTTTCCAGCAATAGGTGCGGGAAAAATAGGTAAAGCAATAGGTCAAGGTCTTGGAGATCTTTTTTCACAAGATGATATATATCAAGATCCAATTATGAACATGGCAGACGTGGATCAGTCAGCTTATTCAAACTATGAAATGGCTAATTTATCTCAGACATGGCAAAAGATACTAGATCAAACAGGAAGCGAAGACTTAGCTAACGAATGGGTAGAATCACAACAAACAGCTAACATTGAAAATTTTGATTACTATCATTATAGAAGAAATGGTTATACACATGAGGAAACTATGCAAATTTTAGAAGAACAAGGTTTGGCATAATATGGGTTGGTTAGATAAAACATTTAAAAATGTAGTTAGAGGCGGAAAGGATTTACTAAAAAGTCCCGCAGGAATAATGCTACTTAGTGCAGCAGCACCGTGGATTGCTCCTAAAATGGCGCCATGGATGGCTAAGTTAGCTGGAAGTGGTAAATATGGACAGCTTGCTTCAAATCTTATATCATCACCATGGGTTAAAAATGCTTTAACTAACGCAGCAGTGCAAGGTGGAATTGCAACGCTTACTAGATCAAAACACCCTTGGAAAGCAATGGCTGGTGCAGCTATATCATCATTACCATTTACAGCATTACAATCTGCACAAGCAGCAAGTAAATATAATGAATTATTTAAAACTTCTGACCAATGGAAAGCATTAACTAATGCTCAACAACACTCAGGAGAAGGATTAAAGAAATGGTATGATTTTGCAGCAGGAAATGATCTTCCAATGTTAACACAAACTGCTGGAACGGAAAGTTTTGCATTTCCTGGTTTAGATGGACCTGTAGGAATGCCACAAGAATTAGTGCCAGTAGGACCACCACAAGTTTCAGTTAATGATTTTAATTTATTTGATGATGCAGCTAATGCATCAAAAGGTGCATTACAATTAAGTGATAAACTTGCTAAGGCTTCTACTAAAACGCCTTTCTTTACGCGTGATTTAAAACCAACTAATATAGATCTATCTGAAGTATCAGATCTAGCATCTTCTTACTTCACAAAAGACCCTGGTGCAGCTAAACAAGGATGGGCTGGATTAGTTTCAGATGTAATGGGACCAGTTGATATGCCAGCAGCTATTATGCCACAAGTGGCAGGACTGGCGG